CCCGTTACTTCACCCACCACAATCTATAATCAAGGCACGATTTACAGTGAAACCAATTATCACAGTTAATGGAACAGGAAATGCAGCTCTCACTATTAATGGCACAACCTACACACTTACTGGAATTAGCGGTTATGTCACAATCAACAGTGAGATTCAGGAAGTTTACAAAGATAGTACAAACAAAAATAATTCCTTTTCAGCGTTGGATTTCCCGAGGTTTCAAGAGGGAGGAAATACAATCAGTTGGACAGGAAATGTATCAAGGTTAGAAATAAAGCCCAATTGGAGGTGGTTATAAATGGCGCAGGTCTATAAAAAGCTAGAAATAGACGTAAACAAAGATGTAACAAGTATGATTGCTGCCGTGCAAAATGATACCAAAAGCAGATACTTAGATGTTGTTTTGCTAGACAGCAGCACACCCATTAATCTAACGGGACATGAGGTTAGAATCTATGGAAAAAACGGCTGATGGGACAGAGTTTTATAACAACGGAGCAATTACAAATGCAACCGCAGGAAGATGCCAATTTGAGTTGACTTCTCAGGCGTTGGTATTGGCACAGGATTTGGAAGTGCAGATTATTTTGTTCAAGAATAATGTGGAAGTTCTCAGTACGCAACCCTTCAAGATTCATGTAGTGAAAAGCCTCATTTCTGCAGGAGCTGTGGAAAGCAGTAACGAATACGGGGCGCTTGTGGTGCTATATCAAAATCTTTACGAAGCCCATGAATTAATGACAACCATGGTACAAAATATTGGTGTTCCCGGGGAAATTGCGGAGCAGCTTACCATAGATACCATGTGGGATGCTTGGGAATATCTTTGCAACTATGTTTCCGAGGATTTAACAACTTTACTACAGAATGCAATCAATAACAACTCTGTGGATGGGGTTATGCAGAGATTGGGGAATACCACGGATACAGGGGCAACGGCAAATGCAGGAACGGTAATGGGGAAGCTGAACAATATTATTTCTTCCAAAAAATACAAATCTTATAAAAGAGTAAGTAATATCTCACTCCCTGCCAATGCTACAAACTATACATTGCTATCGGTTATGGGTGCTGGTGAATTTTATGGCGCGTTGGCAACGTGTTCAAATTTAACAGTTAGTATTGACGGAGGTGCGGCAATGAGAGCATCAGGAAGCACTAGCTCAAACGCATTTGTACCATATGTGCCATCTGGAATAGGATCTCGTAGCACGTCTTCTAGTACTGGAGATTTATCACACCCAATGCCATTTAAAAGATCTCTTGTGATTACAGCGAATGCCGGAAGCAATTTAACGGGTGCATCAATTTCTTATGCGTTATATGAATAGGAGGTTATTATGTATTATAAAAAGGGGCAATGTGTTACCTGTAACCAAAGTTGGCAGCGTCTATGAAGAAAGCTATCTTTATGAAGGTTATTTGTTTTTAAAATATGAAGAAAACAATATTCCATGGGAAGATATCGTGGAAATCACGAAAGAAGAATACGAAGAGAATAGGCCAGTGATTCCAGAATGGGAGCCAGACACAATGGAACCCATAGAGGATGAAGTCCTAAAAGCTGAAATGCTCTTAAATCAGCAAATGATTCTAAGCAAGCAGAAAGAAATTGATATGACATTAGCGGAATTACTGTTGAATCAACAGGGGGTGGTTAGATGATTTATAGAATTGTAAAGCGGTATTTTGATTCTCAGATTTATTCTGCTGAGAATGTAGCCATGTTTGTGAAAAGCGGGAAAATCACAGGAGAACAGTATGCAGAAATCACCGGTCAGGAATATGAGGTGGTTTGATGGTTACCATACATGAAAAGAATAGCACAACATTTGATACTTTGGGCTTGGGGGCATTGCTTCCGAGCCTTTGTGTTGTAAAAGAGGAATTAAACGGTCTGTATGAATTGGAGTTGGAACACCCCTATGACCAGTGGGGGAAATGGGAGGATATCGAAAAGGAACGAATTGTTGTTGCATCCACACCTCGTGGAAAACAACCCTTTCGGATCTATCACATCAAACCGAATATGGATGGAATTCAGGTAAATGCCCGACATATCTTTTATGACTTGCTAGATAATCTTTGTTTGAATATCTATGTATCAGGTACAGCCCAAACCGTGCTAAACGGTATTAGAAATGCTTTTGCCTATTCTATGCCCTTTACCTTTTCAACCAACATGACGGGGACAGGTTCGGTCACAGCAAACAAAGTAAACCCCATTGTGGCATTACTCAGTGATGATGAAGATGAAAGCAGTTTTGTGAAGGTCTTTGGAGGAGAAATCCTGCGGGATGGCTTCAATGTTTCTATGAAAACCTCTATTGGGCAGGATCGGGGTGTTGCCATTCGATATGGCAAAAACCCTTGTGGGGCTTGAAATTAGTGAGGATATTTCACAGGTGGCCACAAGGGTTTACGCTTATGGAAAAGATGGCGTGGCAATGTCGGGAGCATATCGAGATAGCCCTTATATTAATAGTTACCGCTACCCGAAGATCCATGTATTCGAGGATAGCGGTTTGACCTATTATGAATTACCTGATGCAGTACAAACTTTATTTGCTGAGGGTTGCGATTTACCAAAGGTGAACATCAAGGCCAATTTTCAGATGCTTTCTCAGACAGAGGAATACAAGGGAGTAGTGCTGTTTTGGAAGAGGGTTCAGGCTGGGGGGATGGTGGTGTCGGGTTTCCAATGTGAAAATGGGATTTCACAAAAAAGCAAAGGTTATTTCTTATGAGTGGGATTGTTTATTTGGAGCGATACAACGAAGTGGAATTGGGTGATTTTGTTGCAGACTTGACATCATCCGTAACTAGCGGGGAGAAGAGCCTTTCTACGGCAGTCAGTGCATCCACGGAGGTAAAACAAGTATTTAATTTGGTAAATGGGGTTGCGACTATAACAAGTCAGGGTCTTTATATCTGTATAGATACCAATTCCATAGATACGGCAACAAAGATATATCACTTTGGCAGCAGTGGATTAAGGTTTAGCAGCACTGGGATAAACGGTACCTATAAAACAATTTTAGATACAAATGGTAACAGAGTATAAGGGGGCAAATTTATGAATCAGGATGCAATTTCAGAAAAGCTGATTGAGGTTGACCAGCGGAGCAAGAGTAATAAATACCGGTTAGACTCCATGGAAAAACGCCAGGACAATTTGGAACAGCTCACCAACGCTTTTTCTGTGATGCAAAAAGAACAGGAGTACATAAAAGAGGACGTAGGGGAGATTAAAGCGGATGTGAAAACCCTGGCGGAGAAACCAGCGAAACGTTGGGATAGTATCGTAGAGCGAGTGATTACTGTTGTAGTGGGTGCAGTGGTCGGGTATTTCCTTTCCGGGGGGCGATTGCCGTGAAGGAAAAACGTAGACGCCTGCGGATTAATGATGATACCATGACAACCATTGTTGTATTATCGTTGCTATTCTGCGTAGCGGTGGTGGTTGCCGGTATGGTATTAGCTTATTTTGGGGTGGATGTTTCCGTAATTGTTGGGAATGCCTTGACGGGTATTTGGTACGGAGTTGGGCATTTGTGGCGTTATGACCATATTTAAACCGCTCGGGCAGATAGGCAGGACAAGCAAGCGGAGAAGAGGCAAGAAACGTAGATTGAGACGGGAGGAATCGGAGAATGAAAAGAAAACGAAACGAACAAAGTGCAGGATGAGTTAATACAAGGGGTAGCGATCTTAAGGGAAAGCACAAAGGTAACCATTCAGAATCTTTTGACAGTGAAATCCATCGTTACTATTTTGCTAACGGTAGTTTTTTCTTATTTGGCCATTGTTGGCCGGATTAGTGGAGAGCAGTTTTTTAACCATTTTTAGTGTGGTAATTGCCTTTTTATTTGGCACCAGTATCAGAAAAATAGCGAGGTGAGGAATAATGAAAACCTAATTTTATATATGCAGAATGATCCTAAATGGGCAAGTCATGATTATTCTGCACCGGGTGAAAAGACTACGATTAAGGCGGAGGGGTGCGGGTATTACTTGTGCGGCTATGGTTATTGCAACGCTGGCCGACAAGAATGTTACTCCTGTTACTACAGCAGAATGGTCAAAGAAGCGTTGCTATAAGGCAAAGGGACAGGGTACATATTATTCCTATTTCAAGCCCCAGGGAGCGGCGTATAGCATTGAAATTACTATGCTAAACAGCACAAATATTTACGGCTCTCCTGCTTCCAAGTATCACGACTTAGCAAAGAAAGCCATTGAAAACGGTGATTTAGTTATCGCTTGCATGGGCAAGGGGAATTGGGACAACCAGTGGCCATTATGTTCTGTGGTACGGCTTGGAAGGGGGAAAAGTGCAAATCAATGATCCCTGGTCCAATAAGTCGGCGCAGACAAATGCAGATTACAATTTATTCAAAAGTCAGGTGAAGTTTTATTGGGTGGTAAAGGTACCGGATGAATTTAAGGAGGAAGAGAATATGAAAAGATACAACACATTAAATGAGGTTCCAAACTGGGCAAAACCTATGGTAAAAGATATGCAGGATTCAGGATGTTTTTCGGACAAAAACAAGATGGATCTCACGGATGATATGGTTCGTACAATGGCTTTGGTTACAAGGTATCTTGATAAAAAGAAATAATAAATAAAAGCCCATTAAGGGCTTTCTTAATTAATCATGAGAAGTATTTAGTTTTTTGCCACAACGTGGACAGTATTCAAGGCTTTCAGGATTAGTCCTAAAGTCAAGTGTTTTATTACAATGTGGACATTTATATTGAAAATCGCAATAAAGTGAAATCGCCTAGAATGATAATAGCACCCCAAATGTCAGTAAAAATTGCCCGATAGGTAACTGCCAAGAATGCAAAC